ACTGTACACGACGAACTCGTTACAGTTGCTCGTGAAGATTTAGCAGAAGAGACAGCCGAAGCAATTCGGGAGTCTATGGAAGGAATTAAACTTCCAGAGATAACTGTTCCTCTTATTGCTGATGTTAAAATCGTAGATAAATGGGGAGAAGCCAAATGAGTAATGCAGATTGGTGGGCTAAGCAACTAGGTGCACAAGCACCTGCTGCACCCGCAAGGCCAGCAAATAACCCAATGCCACCATCGCAACAGCCTATGGCACCTATGCCTCAACCTGTTTACACTCAACCACTTTCTAAAGCACAGAGCGCAAGTCAAACTCAATCGTGTCCTGAATGTGGCGGCAACAATTACATGGCAGTACAAAATGCTGCTCCAAGATGTTATGACTGTGGTTATCCAATCACACAAGCAGGCAGTCGTTACGGCTCATTAACTGGAGCTAAAGTTGAAGGTAGTGCAAAGTCTGCACAGGGTAATGATGTTCAAAGTAATTGGAACCCACAAGGAATAATTGGGAGAGTAAATTGATAAATGCTGAAGCACGAAAACTTATTGCACAACTTAACAAGAAGTTTAAAAGCGATGTTGTCGTTATGGCGTCCGATATTAGGGGCGATATTATTCCCCGTATTACTAGTGGTTCTACTACCCTTGACTTTGTTTTGGGTGGTGGGTTCCCTGGCAACCAATGGAATGAACTCATTGGGGAACCGTCGCACGGCAAGACAGCTCTCGCTCTTAAGACTATTGCAGCGAATCAAGCACTAAATCCTGATTACACCACCGTATGGGTAGCAGCAGAGCAATGGGTTCCTGAGTACGCAGAGATGTGTGGCGTAGACACGTCTCGCGTTATTGTTATTGAAACGTCCATTATGGAAGAGGCGTATCAAGCAGTCATTGAGTTTGCGGAATCAAAGTCTGTAGATGCAATTGTTATTGACTCACTTCCAGCGTTATCTCCAATGCCAGAAATGGAAAAGGACATGAGTGAAGCAACTGTTGGTCGTGGAGCATTGCTCACCAACAAGTTCTTCCGTGTAGTTGGAACAGCAATGAAGCGCAGCCTTACAGAAGATGAGCGTCCTGTACTTGGATTGATTATCAATCAGTACCGTATGAAGATTGGTGTAATGCATGGCGACCCACGTACAACGCCAGGAGGAGAAGGAAAGAACTATGCCTTCTTTACTCGTTGTGAGGTTCGTCGTAAGGAATGGATTGAGATTGGTTCAGGAACAAACAAAGTACGAGTAGGACAACAGATTGTTGTTCGTACATTAAAGAACAAGACCGCACCACCACAGCGTGTTGCATACTTTGATTTCTACTTTGCAGAAGGTGGAGCCTGTGCTCCAGGAGAGTTTGATTTCGCTAAAGAAATTGCCTCTCTTGGTGTAATTATGGGAGTCATTGAACGCAAAGGTGGTTGGTTCTATCACGGTGAGCGTAAGTGGCAGGGTATTGACTCCGTCATTGCTAGCATCCGTGAAGAAGTTGACCTTAAAGAAACAATACAAAAAGCAGTACTGTCATCAGATGCCGCACCATTGTTGGCGGAAGATGAAGACTGAAGGACAAAAGCAATCTCAGAAGCACGAGAAGAGACTAGCCAAAAAAATTGGCGGTAAAACTATGGCTGCATCTGGAGCGTTTTGGTCCCACAAGGGAGATGTTCGGTCAAGCGACCTCTTGATTGAGCATAAGTTTACTGGAAAGAAATCCTTTTCAGTAAAGTCAGAGGTGTTGAAGAAAATAACGACAGAGGCCATCCTTGATGGACGTATGCCAGTACTGGGCGTCCATTTAGATGGGGAGAATTACGTAATTCTTCTTGAAGACGACTTTCTAGAGATGAGGGACCGTCTAAAGGATGCTTAATATATGTATGAAAACGAAAACCCATGGTGGTCTAAAGCTCGTTGCTTTGGAGCCGCTCCGAAAAGCCAAGAGGAAGAAGACATCTTCTACCCTCCACGAGATAAGGAACGATATAAATTAATTGCAGACAAAGCTAAGGTCTATTGCCTTGGTGAAAATGGTAAAAGTCCATGCCCAGTATTAAAGGATTGTTTGTGGGATGCAGTCAGTCGTGACGAACCACATGGAATCTGGGGAGGGTTGAGCCATAGAGAAAGAAATGCTTTAATACGTAAGTGGAAAAAATCATTCGCTAAGAAGATGACTTTGAAAGAGTTTATTTTCAGTAAGGACTAACATGGCTACAGAACTTAAGAAGTTCTTAGATGCAAAGAAAACGACAACACGCTTATTGGGTGATGTTGAACGGCACCTTATGCGCCGTCCGTTAGACGACCGACGCCAAGATGTACTCCACCCGTCAGAAATCATCAAACCTGACTGGTGTCACCGTTATTCGTACCATTTACTAACGGGTGGAGAAGCGAATAGAACCAAGCCAAATCTTAGATTGCAAAACATCTTTGATGAGGGGCACTACATCCATGCTAAATGGCAAAAGAGGTTCCAAGAGATGAACGTTCTCTACGGAAAGTTTGAGTGTTTAGCTTGTCAGGTAATGACGATTGGTATTTCTCCAGCCTGCAAAGACTGTGGTCGTAAAGATGTTATGGAGTACCGTGAAGTTACCCTTGTAGATGATGCACTCCGCATTGCTGGTCATACAGACGGCTGGATTAAAGACCTCGGTGAAGATTGCTTGATTGAAATCAAGTCTATTGGTGCAGGAACCCTACGATTTGAAGCCCCAGACATTCTTGCAGATGCTGGTGGAGATATGACTAAAGCATTTAACAACATTCGTCGCCCATTCCGCAGTCACTTGCTGCAGGGTCAGATGTACTTAGAGCTGTCTCGTCGTATGTATGGTGACGATGCTCCAAAAGAAATTGTTTTCTTGTATGAGAACAAAGCTGACCAAGCAACAAAAGAGTTCACTGTTAAAGCAGATTACGAAATTGTTGAGCGTATTTTCTTTGGTGCTCAAAAGTTAGTAAAAGCAGTTAACGAAGGTAAGATGCCTGATTGCAACGTCAATCCTGATGGTTGCAAGTCTTGTAACTCACTAGTTGATTTGGAGGGTTGGGGTGCTTAATCTAGGACCAATGTCAGGACTGGCAGTAAAGCGCATGTCAGACCAGAACATTAATATGTGGCCTGACCAGTCAGAACAGCCAAAAATGCCACGAGACATTTCCGTATTAGACAGCGATGAGTTAAGCGCATTGTTTACCCAGCTCACAGCTTGGTCTAACTTTGTTGCAGGTCAGTTAGCTGCATGTCAGGTAGATGAGCATGTACTGAACAAAAAGAAAGATTCTTTAGAGGCTCAATTGTTTTTAACTAAAGACAACTCAAAGGTTAAAGGCGAAAGAGTAACTCTTATCAAAGCACAGGTTGCTGCTGACCCAAAGATTATGGATTTAGAAGACCAACTTACTCACGCTTATGCGTACCGCAAAATGGTAGAGGTTGTATCAAACAACTTTGAGCGTGATGTTGCGTTGGTTTCTCGTGAGATTACTCGCCGTACTAATGACTTCCGTGCAACACGAAAGGATAAGTTCTCCGCATGATTATCGGCCTAACAGGTTATGCACAATCAGGTAAGGACAGCGTTGCAAAGGTTTTAATTGAACAATACGGATACAGAAGGATTGCATTTGCCGACAAGATTAGAGAGTTGTTGTACAAAACAAACCCTTTAGTTAAAGACGGGTTCCGTATTCAAGGCGTCGTTGATGCGTATGGGTGGGAACAAGCCAAACTTCTTTTTCCAGAAGTACGAATTTTGCTACAGACCCTAGGTGTTGGTTCTCGTGAGGTGTTTGGTGCCAATCATTGGATTGTAGAAGCACTAAAGGATTTAGATAGAGAAGGCAATTACGTTATTACTGACGTTCGGTTTATAAATGAAGCAGAGTTTTTAACCGATGTATATAACGCTCAATTGTGGAGAGTTAAGCGCCCAGGAGTTAGTGCAGTAAATACTCACGTCTCTGAATCAGAGATGGATGGGTATAAAGTAGATAAGATTTTAAGCAACGGAGGAACGCTTGAGGAACTAGAGTTACTAGTCCACACAAGAATGGACTCCTATAAGAATGACAACTAAAGTAATTGATGGCGGATTAAATAGCGCAGGTAATGTAACGATTGGTATTGACCAATCGTTGACTGGTTTTGCATTGACCGCACTCTCACTAGACGACCCAAAGAAACACATCACTTGGGTATACAAGTCTCCTTATTTTGGTATTGAGCGTCTTGTAGACATTCGCCAGTGGTTAACAGACCATTTAATGTACTTAGAAGAACACGATTTAGATGTGGTTGATTTAGCGATGGAAGGAACAGTACTAGCAAGTCAGGCAGCGTTAGTACTTGGAGAACTTTCAGCAACAGTGCGGTTAGCAATCTACGATATGTATGGCGAAGACGACCCACGTAGATTTCCATTGAAGGTCCCACCAATGACCCTTAAGAAGTATGCGTCAGGCAAAGGCAATGCCAAGAAACAAGAGATGTTGTTACAGATTTACAAGCGATGGGGCGTTGAGTTCAATGATGATAATGCTGCCGATTCTTACGCTTTAGCACGCCTTGTTGGAAAATTTTCAATTAATGAAGTTGAAAAGGCAGTAGCTGAGCAAATGTCAGACCCTAAATACCGAGACCAACCAAGGTTTTAGACTTATCCTTTGATTTGGGAGTGGCACACCAAACCGAACCAAAGGACTAACAATTGAGTAACACACCAGAAGTATCTACAGAAGAGCCGTTTTTGCGAGTAAGCGCAAGCTCCAATCCGCAAAGCGTAGCCTCAGCCATTGCCCATGCCATTTACGATAAGCGTGAAGTAAAACTTCGTGCTGTAGGTGCAGGAGCAGTAAACCAAGCAGTTAAAGCCATTGCCATTGCTCGTGGGTATGTAGCCCCTCGTGGTATGGATTTAACAGATAAGCCAGGGTTTACAACCATTGAGTCACGAGACGGTGAAATTTCTGCAATCGTTTTTCACATTACAGCGAGCTAAAACCGCCGTATCCTTATACCAAAGCAAGGAGTCATCATGGCACTATGGACATCAATGGGTCACGCAATGCGTCGTCGCATGGGCGCCCCTTCATCACATCTAGAGGCAGCAGGTAAAAGCATGAGCAAAGATATTCCAACAACAGAAGAAATTTTAGCTTCTGCAGAACACTCAAGTTCTCCACGTCGTTACATGGGCATGGATGCTGCAAAAGCAACAACTGCTGCACCATCACGTGGCACAGCAGTTGCACGAAAGAACACCCAAGCTGGAGACCCAACCTCTGGCGGAAAAGCAAATCGTTCAAATGTTCCTGCAGGTAATGCAGCAGCATCAGAGCGCATGGGTGCTCGTTACCGCACATCAGTAAAGTTTCCTGCAGGTGTAGAGCCAGCAGCAGCAGCGACAATGGCAAACGGACGAGTAATCAAGTCAGTTGCAGGTCGTCAGGCACCAAACTTTAACGACGGAAACAGTTCTTCATACTAAAATGACTTTTAATTTATCGTCTTCAGAATTTGGTTCTGACAGTTTAACTGGACAGTCAGTTCAACATCACGTTGAAACTTCTGCTCCACTGTCATTAAGCAAGAACACAAATACTTCAGTAGGACAGCACACAGCGTGGCGCAGTCCTGCAGGTAGTTCTTTATCTCGCCAAACAGCTGGAAGTACTTTGAATTGGGATTCGGGAGAAAGCTCTAACCCATTGCCAAAGTCAGACGCTGGAGCAAATTTCTTAAAAGGTTAGTTCTCAGGAACAAGCCCATGGAGGGCGCAATGTTCTTCGTACATTCGGTCAATCAATTCTTCGTCTTGAGTTGGTTCACCGATGTACGAAGTGCATAGTTCGCAAAAGACAGCCCAAATAGTTGGATTAAAATCTACGGCAACAACGTCTACTGACATTTGGTCTCCTTTATACAGACATTTAGCGCTCTAAGAAGGAAAATAGTAACATGACTACTAGACCTGGTGACATGCCTGATAACCTAAAAGACGTTGCCAAAAAGCCTTTTCAGTACACAAAAGAAGAAGTCAAGTTACTGGCTGGTAACCCAGGAGGCGCTCAAGACTTTATTGATTCTACAAATAACTACGGTGGAGCATCAATCAACCTAACTAGCGGTAAAGTCATCCAACCTGGTGAAAAGGTTTACCTAGTAGGTAAAGAACCATCCAAGCTCAGCGGTCATCCAGTTGACACCGCTTTTGAAAGCGCTGGAACTAAATCACCAAAATTAAATCCAAAACAGTTTGCATCCCATTTTTTGCGTTTGCAAGGTCACGCAACAGATGAAAAAGCAGTTATGGGTAGCTGGGTAGATTCAAAAGCAAAAGAAAAAGGCGTTCAACTTGATTTGTCTACAGGACATAAGTACAAGAAAACAGCAGAACGCAAAATGATTGCACGTAACGAAGATGCCGTTTGGAATATGCACAATATGCGCAATATCCGTAACGAAGCAGCACGTAAGCGTCACGGTATTACAGAGCCACGTCCACCAAAGGTTAACTAATGCCAGGTGGAGTAAATAACTTTTCACCATCACAGAACTGGCAGTCCCTTGGGGCTGGCGGTATGTATGGGTACAACAATCAAGGTGGTGCAGGAACTCCTGTAGCCCGTGATTCCATGGATGCGTCCCGCATTGGTGTAGGACGTGTACCATCTGCCGAGTATCCTGATGGATACCTTGGCACTATCCGCTCACGTCGTGATGACCGTTTGTTGGATAGTATCAAGTCTCGTGTAAACCAGAAAGCCTATCAACGTGGCGTACACAAGGGTGAGCGTATTGAGCCATCCATGTACTTCTGGCCTGATGGAATGAATGACATGTCTGGTATTGAACGTCAGATGAAAGCTGCTTACGTAAATGTAAATGGCGCAAACGTATTCCAAACAATGCGTAACGCACCTCAAGTAAGTTTAGTTCCAGCACCTCACCTTGTTAATGATGGTAAGGCAAATACCGTTGCAACAACACCTGGTGAGATTAACGAACGTCGTCAAGCAATGCTTGCCTATTTGAAACCAGCGTGGCGTTAATGACTCAGCAATTTGACGGTAATTACGACTACACAAAACCATGGCGTGCACCAGTACAGCCTGACCAGGTAGCAAAGCGTTGGCAGTACAACGGCCCATGGTCATCAAATATGGAGCGCTTAACCTCACAAGCATTAATGGTTATGAATATTCCTGGTAAAGACATCCAGGCAATGGTTCGTCCACCACTGCCACAGATTCGTCTGTTCCCAGACCGTTATGGGTATGGAGACCGTCGCTCACCTGGTATTGAAGATGTTGTCACTATAGACAGAGTTTATTCAGAGCCACGTGTATCCTGGTTTTCAGGCGGGGTATCAGGTTTTCAAGCTTCTTCTCGCAACGATTTAGGTGGTATCTAATGGGTAATAGCAACGCATCAAACTGGGCAAAGCGATGGGCAGGAAAGCCTGCAGACCGCAGTGGTCGTCCAGCATCAAGCGAGCCTTTGTACACCGCGTTCTCAACAGGGCATGGTATTAATCGCAATACTCCAAAAGGTAAGTTAGATTACCCAAAGGGTATGACTTCGTGGCATAAGCCAGAGGAGAAGTAATAGTGGATGATGGCGGCGGCTTCTCGCTTGAAATTCAAGCAAGAGAAATAGCACAAAATGCAACCCGTTATAAGGGTTCTTCGCCATGCCCAACTTGCGGAATTATTATGAACCCAGTTGAAACTTTGTACAGCAAAGGTATGTGCCCATCTTGTTACTCACAAGACAGAGCTGACCGTGTAAAGCGGAAGATGGTGTAGTCATGGCAAAGAAAAAAAAGCCAGAAGATAAAAAACCATTAACAATAGAAGAGTCACGTAGCTTAAAGGGTGCTGCCGCAATGTTGGAAGATGTTGCACAAGCAAAAGCTAAAAAAGCAGAAGAAGATAAGTTAAAAACTGCTGAAGATGTTGTTGCTACTAGAGTAGACACCCCAGCACCAAAAACTTCAAAGAAAAAGAAGCCTAAAAAAGGCGCAACAGTTGTGCGTAATCCTGAAACAGGAAAAGCTGAAAAAGCTCCTGTAACTCCTCTAGGTCAACCAGTTACACGTACTGCTGACCCAGTTATAAAGAAGTTTAAAAAAGGACAGTTAGTAACTGTTAAACCACGTAAGCAAAAGAAGCAAACACCAATTGCTAAACCACAACCAGGACAAGCAGGAAAACTTGGCGATAAGGTAGTTCGTGTAACCGAAGAAAATGCAGGTCAAATCTACGACGAACGCAGAACAACAACCCTTCCAACAGCAGGACCAGAAGCAGCACCTGCTGGTCGTCCAGCACCTGGAACAGCCATTCTTCCCACTGTTTTACCTCGCTCACAAAACAAGAAGAACTATGGCGGTTTTTCTCAGTCTCATAAGATTGTTTCCAAAGCAACCCACGAAGCACTAGGGCATTTAGACACTATGGCAAACACCGATAAAGGTTCGGC